GTTCTAATGATCGTTGATCATTCTACGAGAATTGAATAGGGCAGTCAATTCAAGGTTCCAATTGAAAGGAACGGAAGGTGATGGTAAAGAACATCATGCGTTAACAAGCGCAGATGTGGTCAGACAGAGGGGACATATTGAAGGGAAAATTCAGGTTCGTCGGAAATGGCGGAAACGGTGTAAGTGTTAAGCACGTTCTGGCCGATGGTTGAGGTGATGCTGATGTCGTAAGTACCAGCAGGTAGGGAAACAGGTGTAGTGTCTGCGCCGGTCGAATTGGCCAAGCCCTTAAAGACAGTGTTGGTTTGGACGTCGTTAACAAGTACACTAGTTAGGGAATCAACAGTGGGGTCTCGAGTNATCTTGAGACCACCCAAATACAAGAAAGAGGGTCCGTTGGTAGTCACTGTGCCCAAAACTGCGGCTGGAGAACCGATAGGAATGGGTCGAGAGGTAGTTACACGGGGAGACGAAAATTGATCGAGTGGGTTGTTCGCGGGAACGGCGGTCGGGTTGATTTGAGCGATTTGGAATTCACAGACCCAATCGACGTAGAGAGAACCAGCCATGATGTCTGAAGTGATTGCTTCTCCGTTGAAATTGAGAGGATCGGTAACTTGGATGACGTAAAAGTTACCTTGGCGGTTGAAACGTTCGTTTTGTTTATCAGCGCCAGTGTAGTAAAGCTGATCATCTGAACGGCGAGCAAGATCGATGGACATGGGATTGATGAAGTTGAACTGTTGGGATCCTGCCTGGGCGGTCGCTTGGCGAACCAAAGCGTCGGCGTCCGGGATGATGGTGGGGTCATCGAGAGGATCAGTGTCCTGGTAGACAATGAGTTGACAAGCGATGGTCTTAGGGACGGCGGGGACCCACCGGAGTCTGAATTTCCGGAATCGGTAACGTTCCCAAAGGTTGGACATTTGGGTGAGACGGGTGCCAGGAAAAGCGGACGGGCTGATCGAGTTGGACAAAAGGATGCGGTCGGCAGTGCTGTTAGGTGAAGATCGGACGGTGAGAGGGCCGAGGAAATCGGAACCTGCTTCGACGAACTTTCTCGCAATCATGGGGCGATGAATCGCACCTTGGTTGGAGAGGCCGTTGGAGCCGGTCTGGATGTTCTGGCGTGTGGTAATGCGAGAACGGCGATTGCCGTTACGCTTCCCGTTACCGTTTCCGTTCTTACGGGTCTTATTCTTACGCATGCGTGGAGCCATGTTTAGAGATAATTAACCCTTAGCCGAAAATCGTTTGGACGATCGCGATAACGTTGTTGCCAGTGCGGTGGGTGGGTTTGGAATTGGGCGTTGGTTTGTTGCGTGGTGGAAGGGCAAACCATCGTTGGGTGTAAGAAGGCTTAGTCAGTTTACAATTGCAAGTTCGAGGCATGGTGGGGGTTGGAGGTGCAAGCACGAATAACCCCTAACCGAACATGTGCGAAAGGCTCCCGAGAACGAAAGAGGAAAGCTTCTTCTTGGGGCGAAGTTTAGTTTCCGAGCGGATGGTCGGGATGCGTTTGCGTTTCGACTTGTCGATGGTGTGTGAATCGCCGAGGTCACGGACGCCGTCGGTTATGTAAGTGAGGGCGAGCATTTTAACGGTGCGAGTGAATGGGATCTCGCCGCGGGCGAAAGATTGGAGGAAGGAAAGAAAAGAGTCGAAATCGGCGGTGTTGTCGAGGGAACCGTTGTAGTGGAAAGAGTTGACACGAGCCATTTGGAGTCCAGCGACGAGTCCGACATCTTTGAAAGTCACACCGATGGCGTCACGGTAAGTTCCGTAATCATCTTTGTTCAGATAGCCACGCGTCAAGACTTTTCCCGCGATGCGAGG